GCATGAGTACGACTGGATTTGCCGATTGCCTCTCAATACGAATGTTGAAGAAATTGTGGCAAAAGGCGGACACTGGGAGAGTTATGAAGCTGCGCCCGAAAAGAACCGTCCAATAGCCTTGCGGCGTTTTGTGCCAACACACAAAACAAAAAGCACATTGGTTTCTTATCGCGCTAGAGATTTATGGCACCTGATTAACGAAAGTGCAGTTTTAAGTGCAGAGCCTGGTTTGCTTTTTTGGGACAACTATGGACGTAATCTTCCAGCAAACTCATATAAAGAATTTGAGCTTATTTGTGTTAATCCATGTGCTGAAATTGGATTGTCTGCATACGACAGTTGTCGCTTGACATCACTGAATTTGAAAGGCTATGTTCGAAACCCGCATACCAGCGATGCTTATTTTGATTATGACAAATTTGTTGAGATGACAAGGCTTGGCATGCGCGTAATGGATGATGTTGTCGATATTGAAATTGAATATCTTGGAAACATCATTGATTCATGTGATGAGCCAGAAGAGAAGGAGCTTTGGAACAAACTGCGAAATGCGGCTATTCGAGGTCGCAGAACTGGTTTGGGAATGCACGGATTAGCTGATGCGCTCGCATGCCTTGGCTTGCGTTATGATTCTGACGAGGCTATTGCAGAGGTAGATAAAATCGCAGAGACATTTTGTGTGAATGCATATGATGCATCTGTAGATTTAGCTATGGAAAGGGGTGCTTTTGAAGCATTTGACTGGGAAACCGAAAAAGACTGTGAATTCATTAAGCGATTACCCCAATGGTTGCAAGATAAAATGGCAAAATATGGTCGAAGAAACATCAGTCTTCTCACCATTGCCCCAACAGGTAGCGTTTCGATTGTTTCACAGACTAGCTCTGGGCTAGAGCCAGTATTCTCCAATTTTTACACTCGCCGTCGAAAGATTAATCCATCTGATGTGGGTGTTCGCGTAGACTTTGTAGACCAGAATGGAGACAAATGGCAAGAATACTCTGTGTTTCACCACAATGTTCAAGATTATTTGCATGTTAGTGGCAAGATTGAACAATGGAGAGAGATTGAAGAAACTGTTGCTCCTAAAAATTGGGCAGATGAACTTCGAGCCCTACTGCCAGATTGTTTTGTCACCGCTCCAGAAATTGATGCGAAGCGACGTGTGGAAATCCAGGGTCATATTCAAAAGTGGATTGACCACGGAATTTCGTCCACTATTAACATGCCCGCTGGCACTACTGTAGAACAGGGTCAAGAGCTTTATATGCTTGCTTGGAAACATGGATTAAAGGGTGTGACGATTTATGTTGATGGCTCTCGCTCTGGTGTTTTGGTTAACACCCCAACTGCAAAAGACGCCTCGAAGCATATCGTTGAAGCACATTGCCCGAAGCGCCCTGCGCAACTTGAATGTGACATTCACCACGTGAAGGTAAATGGCATTGATTGGATTGCGCTTGTGGGATTGCTCGATGGGGTGCCTTACGAAATCTTTGGTGGCGCTAAAGAGCAAGTGGATTTGCCAAAGAAAATTAAAAGCGGTATAATTAGTAAGCGCAAATGCGACAGAGCTAATTCTAAGGGGCGAACAGCGTGTTATGACCTTATTATAGGCTCAGATGATGACGAATGGAAGATTAAAGACATCGCTGACACCTTTGATAACGGAAACTATGCTGCTCAAACACGTATGATTTCTTTGTCGCTGCGACACGGTGTACCTATTCAATTTATTGCTGAACAACTTAGCCGAGACATCGAGTCTGAGTTTCATTCATTCTCTAAAGTTATGGCGCGAGTATTGAAGCAATATATTGAAAATGGCGCAACGGGTGGAGAAAAATGCACAACCTGTGGAGAAAAAATGCGGTTTGAGAATGGATGCACCATCTGTCCAAACTGTGGTGAGGGGAAGTGCAGCTAAAGAGGTTAATATGGCAAAAAAACAACCCGTCTTGGACAAAAGAACTTGTATGATAGTAGATGCTGTCTACAGCCCTTATGTATCCGAGGATTTAGGTGAAGATGTAAATGAAGAGTCTCCGTTTTCGGAATACGGAGACTCCGTAGTTTTACTACTACAAGATATAGAAACGTACAACACGTATCACTGTCCGCTGACTAGCGCAGATATTAAATCGTTGCTCAACTCAAAAGACGAGCTAACACCAAGACAGTTGATTAAATTTGCAGAAGCGCTTAGTAACCGAGAACATCCGGTTACATTACTGGTTGCTGCTGATTCACAGTTGGTGACGCCAGATATGGTGGAGAAACTACAAAAACAGGGTCTTTTAAGCAACGAAAAGGCGATGCAAAGATATGAAGAGGCAAAGGAAAAGAAAAGATTGCTCGAAGAGGAACAGCAGTCTATTCCACAAACCGAATACGAACAATTTATGAAAGAACAGGATGAAGCCCTAAAGCAAAAGTTTGAAGAATGGAGACTGGCTAAAGAAATGCAAAGTCGTCAATCTGTGTTTTTAGATATTGACAATATGGCGGACGAAGAAGGAGCATAAACAAGAAAATGAGTGAAAGTAAGATTAATTTAAGAGTTCGACGTTTTAGAGAAGGCGCTATTATGCCAAGTCGCGGCAGTGAACTTGCCGCTGGTTTTGATTTGTATGCATGGACACCAGAACATGAAAGGGGTAACACTACCACTACTATTATGATACCTCCTGGTGGCATGGCACCTATTAAAACTGGAATCAATTTACGCATTCCCGCTGGATATGAAGTTCAAATTCGTCCAAGGTCAGGTCTTGCGTTTAAATATCAAATCACTGTTCAAAACACTCCAGGCACTATTGATGCTGACTATGATGGCGATGGTGAAAAGTTTGAAATTGTCGTAATGCTGAGAAATGAGGGTACAGAATGGTTTCAAGTAAATCATGGTGACAGAATTGCTCAGATGGTTCTGAACAAACTTCCAGAAGTGACTTTAGTCGAAGACTTTGAAGATAATGCGCAGCGCAACGAAAGCACCAGAGTTGGTGGTTTAGGTAGTACAGGGGTCGCTTGAATCAATGGATGACAGAGACGCCCAGCGTTTTGCTGGACGTGTTGTAGCGGAAACACTGCAATACGTCCAGCAACTTGTTGAACAAGGCGAAAACAATACACTTGTATTGAATGATAAAGCTGAAGCGTTTATGCTTAAAAGAAACGTGATTCCAGCTTGTAAGGGTTATCAGCCCCCTTTTCATAAAGAAAAGTATCTATATGGCACATGCCTGTCTATAAACGACGAGATTGTTCATGGAGTCCCTGGTGCAACCAAGTTTATCAAAGAGGGAGATGTCTTAAGCATCGACATTGTTGGTGTTTATAACGGATGGCATGCTGACGCCGCAATCACAATTCCAGTCGGAGAAGTCAATGGCAAGGTTAAAAAATTGCTTGAGGTAACCGAACGAGCATTATATAAGGGTATCGAAAAAGTTGTCGCCAATGGATACACAGGTGATGTGGGACATGCGATTAATAGACACGCAAGAAACTATGGGCTTGGAGTGGCTAAATATCTTTCAGGGCATGGTATTGGAAGAGAAATTCATTCCGCTCCAACATTGGCTAACTCTGGAAAACCCAAAAGCGGCGAAATATTGCTAAAAAACACAAGTTTTTGTATTGAGCCAATGTTTACGCTTGGAACAGACGATAATAGGATAGCAGACGACACATGGGCTGTAGTTACGGCAGATGGGTCAATGTCCGCACACTTTGAACACACAGTGTTCATTAACAACGACGAAGAAGTGGAAATTTTCACAAAACTTTAGGTATAATGGAGAAGACATGGCAGAACCAACCTTTTTAGAATCACATGAGTTGTTTGAGATTGCAAGCAAACTTCAAGACAGATACCGATATGAACTTGGACACGTAGACCTTGACTTAATTTACTTCGCAGAAAAATTGGGTGAGAAGGGTAAGAAAGCCAAGGTTGTAGATATTAGCGGTATCACCAGCGCATGGCTCAAACAGTTGCTTTCCAAAGCTGGAAAGAACAACAAACTATATTGCCTTTCGGCATGGACTCAGGAGTGGGGTCAGTTTTCGCCCGCTCAAAAGCAATGGTTTGTATTTGATTGCCTGTACAGCATTTCGCCAGACAACAATGGTAAGCTTCGCAAACCAGATGTTGTAGGACATGGACCGATTATTGACTTGCTGGGTCCATATTGGACTGCAAGCACAGTATTGCCTGATATGCTTTCTGGAGACGCAGTGGCAATTCCGCCTCCTCCTGAACCCGAGCCCGAGGATTCTACTCTCTAAAAGAAAGCGCACATTACGTGCGCTTTCTTTTTGCATTTTATACGATAATCGAGTATGCCCATCAATCAGAACGTTTTATTCAACAAGTATCGACCCAAGAAGCTATCACAAGTGTCACAACCTCATGTGGTAAAAATTCTCAACAAACAGGTCGAAAAGAAAGCCAATCCATCAACATACTTATTGAGCGGTCCGCCGGGGACAGGTAAAACAACGATTGCCAGGATTATGTGCGCTGCATTGTCTTGCACAAATCTTGATGCAGGCTTTGAGCCTTGTGGAAAATGCCCAAACTGTACCGCTATTTTTGACGATAGATTTCGTGAACTTAACGAAGTGAATTGCGCCACCCACGGTGGTGTTGACGATATCAGGGCGATGATATCCGAAAAGATGTATATTATGCCATCTCAGGGTCAAAAGCGCTTCTTTATTTTAGACGAAGCTCATATGCTTACAGCGGCAGCGCAAAACGCCTTGTTGAAGATTATGGAAGAGCCACCAGACTATGTAGTTTTCTTCGTTTGCTCTTCAGAGGCACACAAAATTCTTAAAGCTATTCGAAGTCGTTCACAAATTCATAAATTAAAGAAAATTTCCGACAAATCTTCTAGGGAAATTTTAGAATTTGTTGTAAAAGAAGAGCGGTTGTCTTCAGAACCAGCGGCTTTGGATTTAATTGTTCAAGCGGCGGGTGGAAGCGGTCGAGACGCTTTGGTGCTTTTGGAGCAGGTTGCACTTGTTGGTGTGACCGAGGAAAATGTTCGAGAGGTGCTGGGTCGAGGTCCAAGAAGCCAAGCCACAGATTTGCTGCAATCAATATTTGACACAAATCGTGGTGAAGCGATAAAGATTTTGGACGCGGCTCAACTAGAGGGTAGAGACTTGATTTCACTCATTGAAGAAGCAGAACGCGCACTTATGCAAATGGCTAAATATAAGCTCCTCCGCACCCCTAGCGCCAATCAAGACCCTCTGCTTTCTCCAATGGTTTCTCAATGGACGGGTAGTTTGTTGACTGAAGTAACGACCGGATTAATAGAAATTAACAAATTAATACGGCAAAACGTTCCCGAAGACTTGGCTTGCCAAGTCGGGATATTGAAAGTAATAGATAGATGCGCAAAAGTCAAGGCAGCAAGTAAATAACTCAAGCCAGTCGCCTAGCAAAAATATCAACAGTTTAACAATCAAAGTTTAATAGCCGTGAGGAGTAAACCATGTCAAAAGACACGGAGTATGTCCTCAGACTTGTTAAATCTGCAAAAGAAGGGGATAATCGAGCCTTTGATACAATCATGGGCGAGCTTGAACCAGAACTAAAAAAGATTGCTAAACAATATTACATCGCGGGCTCCGACCCAGAAGATGTATTACAAGAAGGCAGGATTGGGGTGTGGACAGCAGTGCAAGATTTTGATTCAACAAAAGGCATGGCATTCAAGAATTTCGCTCTCAATCTGGTAGTTAAAAGACATGTGTTTACCGCTGTTTCGGCCGCAAACCGAAAGAAATTTGATTTACATAACAACGCCGCATCACTTGACACCGCAGTGTGGACAGGTGAAGAAGACTCGGAACAGAAACTCGCTGATTTTATCGCAGATACAGAAACGCCATTTATAGACCAGTTAATGCAGAAAGAAGAGTTTGAGGAGAATTCAAATAAAGTAATGGCACGCCTAACCTCAATGGAAAGGGCAATATTCTTGGAGTACGGTAGCGAGGAATCCTACAAAGACATAGCTGATGCGCTAGGTATCAAAGCCAAAGCGGTGGACAATGCCTTGATGCGAATTCGCAAAAAGGCTAAAGAGGTGTGGGAGCAATACGAAAAAAACGGTGTTGAGTCCACATAACTTGTGATTTAATGTCCCTGAATACGATAATCTATATAAAGAGGTTCGATTCAGGGACATTATGAAATTTACACTATCTAAAACAGCATCTCAATCGGTTTTGGCACAAGCGCTCAAAACATGTAATGTAAAGGCGAAGGGCGAAGCTGATTCTGAATTTTTGATTTTTTACGAAAAGGGCGACCTTTTTATTCGTTCGGTGAATGATACCGCAGAACAAACCATTAAACTGAGGGCGCATGAAGTTGATGCCCAAAGCGGCGATGCATTTTCTGTGCCTGGACAAGCATTGGTTGAGTTCTTAAAACAGTTTCCAGACGAGGACGTTGTTTGTACATATCAACCGGATAAGGGTGCGCTCGTTCTCAACTCAACTGTGCGCAAAACAAGAGTTGCGCTACCCACTGGCGACCCGAATGATTTTATTCCTATCAATTTCGTTCCCGTGGGCAAGCCCTTTTCAATTGATGCTGAAATGTTAGCAAGGGCACTGCGATGCACCTCATTCGCAACATCGAATGATTATGCAAAAATGCCGTTTGTTGCTGTGAAGCTTCGAATTGAAAACGAAATGTTTAAAGCAGAGGCTACAGATGAAACTAGAATTTCAGTGTTTAAGACAGAGATTGAAGATGTTGGCGCAGATGGTGAATATTTGTTGCCGCGTGAAACAGCAGAAAGTTTGGCATCAATGTTCGACCATGTAGATACAGTCGAAATTCAATCTGGACAACACCATCTAAGATTGACATGGGAGGGCACAGTATTTACATCCAGCTTGGTTTCAAGCCCCAAGCCATTTCCAAATCTCAGCACCTATCTGGAACGCGACAAGACAGGTTGTGTTAAGGTGTCTCGCGGCGACTTGCTTCGAGCGCTAAAAATGGCAACTTTGGTTGCCAAAGATTCGAGTCTTCAGGCATCTATCACAGCAGACGGATTTCTGGTTTCAACAAATGAAAGAACCGGAGCCTCACAAGATGTGGTTCCTGCACAAGAACAAGAGGGAGATGGTCAAACATATATGTCTTGTAAACTGTTCACCAAAGCCGTTGAAAGCACCAATGGTGCTTGGCTGGAAATTGAATTTACAGACTTGGGGCAAGATATAGTTGCTGTTATTGTCCGCGATGACGATTATCAACACTTAATGTTTCCTGTGCAGCCCAAAGAGCTAGACGAGGATAATGAAGAAAGCCAAGACGAAGATTAATCGCTGGGATAGGGTTTTCGTTATTAGCGGCGAGCCACAATTTTGCAAGTTTGCTCTTGAGGAATCTTTAGCAAGCTTGCAAAATCCCAACTGCAAACGTTATTATCGAGACGACAAACTGTCCAACATTCGAGATGCGTTTTCCAGCTTTTCGTTTAATCCAACACCTGATGCGGTGATTATAAATTCTCCTAAAGCCGACACGCTCAAGCTTTGTGCTGAAATTGTTGAGTCGGGTCCGTTTAATGTTTCTGGTTTAATCATATACAACCCAGGAGATGCGCTGGATGGTCGCCTTGGTTTTGTTTCCCAGGCTACAAAAAACAAACGCATACATCATTTTGAATATGTAGAGGCTACAAATATTCCTGAAATTACGCGATATATAAAAAATTGGGAATCCGGTACAGGCGTTTCGTTTACTGATGACGCGAGGGCTTGGCTGGTCAAAAACATACCAACAACCACGGGGAAAATCAAATCCAACTCGGGTAAAAAGGAAGTTGAAGTTGTAGACTTCGAGAGTTTGGAAGGAGAGCTTGACAAGCCTTATATCCTTAGATTTGGAACGGCAGAAAAAATCGCGCTTGAAGATTTGAAGCAGCACTGTGTGTTTGAAAGAGAGTATGACCTTTGGGCTTTTATTTTTGCAGCTATTTCTGGCAACACTCAAGATGCATACACTCAAATAGAATTAATGCTAGAGTCTCAGGATATCAAGACCGCATTAGCTTTGTTGATGTCTCAGCTAAAATTCCTCATTGGACTCAAATCGTTAGGTGCTCAAAAACTGGCGACAGCTAGCGAGTACAACATTGCTGCTGAGTTGTCGATTGACAAGTACCTAAATCGCTATCTTGGAAGTGACTGGACATTGCCAGAAGCCACCTGCGAGGCTCCTGCGGTCAATCCTTGGCGAGTTAAGAAAGCTTGCGACTCTATTTCAAAGTGGAGTATTGAGCAACTATGCGACCAATATATGGCAACAGTCTATGCATATAAAGATTTGAGATTTGGTGTTTCAGAGGATATTTTGATACCATACCTAATGCTGGCGCTTTCTGGTAAATTAAAATATTGCGAACCTATCACAAATAGTTAGTTGTATAATTCGCCATGTGTTAGACGCTCAATATCAATACATCAACGAACTGGTGTCGCTGTCAAAACAAGGCGATACCGAAGCTTTAATGGAGCTTGTTCAATATTATCGCCCCCTCGTGCTGGCGTCTATCAAAAGGTGCCTAATACGTGAGCCGCGCCTATTGACTTATCGAGAAGATATAGAGCAGGAGATATATCTCATTATAGGCGAGCTTGTTGAGCAATATGATGAAACTGTTTCTTTGTTTTCATACTACATATCTACCAAGATAGATTATAGAATTTTAGCAAAAGCCAGAAAACTAATTGGCAAAAATACAGGTGGTGCTGGAATTGAAGAGGTGCAGTTTTCTAACATGCCAGAATCTTGGGAGCCAGCCTATATTTCAGACCCGTTCAATAAGGTTGGGCTACAAGAGGCGCTCATAAAAGCAATAGACAAACTTAGCCCCAGACAGCAAGAAGCAATTGATTTGTATTTCTACCAAGGACTGAATCAACAGGAGGCTGCATCAGCGCTGGGCATTAATCAAGCGTCATTTTCTAAGCGACTAAATAGAGCGCTTGCTCAATTAAAAGAAATTTTACCTGAAGATTTTTGTGAATGATGGAATATTCTGTAAAATTTGTTTATAATCATATATTAGCCATCTTTGTAGCTCACTTTTTTGCCTAAGCAATATCCGAGCATTTTTTAAGGCTAATATGAAAGTCACAACCAGGTTGGTATACAAATTCTAGATTTGTCATTTATTAACCTATGTCAAATGGATATTTGCAAAAAAAGGAGAACATTTCCGTGCCCCACTCTGATATGCTTTTAAACTGGAGAAACACTCTACAGCGCACCAATGATGGTGCGAAATATGTTGCTGCTCAAACAGCAATAAATTACCGTGCTTCAGGTTATAGCGCCAATGAAACCATTGACCTTATGGTTGGTGAATATTTTGACGTTGATTTAACCAAGGAAGTCGTTGCCCAGGTTTATGGGGAATCAAAAACCAACATAAGCCAGGTCAATGCTCCTCGTGTAGCTATGGTAGCGCCCACTTCATACAACGATGTTGTTCCATTTATCGAGGGAGCCTTAACAAAATTATCTCCATCACAGTTTGCTGATGTTATCCTCAACGATTTGTTGGTGGCTTCTGACAGAGACAAGGATGGCTGGCGACGATTGGCACAACAAGCTGTACATGACCCAATTGCAAAAAACATTTTGCATGAAGACTTGCGACCCTGGGTAGAAGAGGCAATGCTTAATGCAGTATTGCTTGCAGAAAAGAATCAGGCTCGCGTGGCTGAAGCAGATGCTGCCAGTCGCAAATATGTTGTTGCAACCAACCATAATACATACGAAGTTAATCTAACAGAGGGCACATGTACATGTGATACTTTTAATCGCGGCAACTTCGGCTTACTCGGGCTGGCATGTGAACACATTATTAGAGCGGCAGATACTGTTTCGCCATTTCAACGATTAACTCGCGCTTTGCGAGAGAAATAAATGAAAGCTGGCAGATATTCTGCCAGCTTTTGTAGTGTTCCCAGCGACAAACAATGAATAAATCTATATTCATTAGGTATTAAACATGTCGCAAATCTTTATTCTTCCGCCTAGAAAAGTAGCAAATGGCGCAGTAGACTTAAACACGCTTGACGATAGTTACTTGCGCTTAGACGGTGCCAATGGACCGTTAACTGGCCCAGTTTCAATGGGCACCCAATTGTTTCGAATAGGCAATTTGGCCTCAAATCCAGTCAGCGGAAATCCTGGCGATATTTACTTTAATACAACAGCAAAACAAGTTCGTGTTTATGAAGATGGTATCAATGGCTGGCAAAGTATTGTAGCAGATACAAATATTACGTTAAGTAATGCCGTGCTCAACCAAATGAGCTTTATTGGCGGCAGTGGTGTAGATGGTGGCGGTGGGAATCTGATTTTTAGAGTTACCGCCAGCACATCCACAGCGCATGTGGTTTCTATTAACAGCCTTGCTTCATCTTTTACCATTATTGGCGGCATTAGCACTCCTCGAACATTAACCATAGAAAGCAATATAAATCTTAATGGACAAAGCAATGCTTTAACACTGGTTTCAAGCGCAATTTTGGATTTAAACTCACAAACGCTGGCAATTACGGCTGCTACGTCTGATATTACGCTTAAGCCATCTAGTACCACAGATACAATTTATAATATAGCTACTCACGCAAATAACTCATGGATATTATCTGTTGGCGGTGCTGCGTTTCCTGGAGCGGCGGGCTCTTTGTTCTATTCTACAAGCGGCACATTTGGGCAGCTATCTACTTTAGCTTTGGGCTCATCTGGATATGTTTTAACTGCTGGAGCCAGCGCCCCACAATGGAGCAATCTTAATTCAGTTGCTATGGCTTGGTTAAGTCCAACCAATTGGATATATAACCCAAGCGACGGACCTTCTTACGCTACGTATAATGCCAAATATGTGCTAAATCTTTTGGGCACCCCTTATGCTGCTGCCACTAACGCACTAGTTCAATTTGGGCACGGCGGTTTTACTGGCGGCGGTGGTGAATTTAATGGCAGTGCTAACGGAACAGTTCTTGGAATAAATGTGCCCACAGCTTGGACAGGAAATCAGGTTGATGTACAAAAGAATGGTACTAGCATATTTAAGATTACTAACAGCAATACAATAACGATAGGTAATTCAAGCTCACAGCTTGGATTTTTTGGCACCACACCAGCATCTCGTGTTGCAGCTTATACCGTTACCAACGGCACAACCACTCGAACTTTTAACGCAGATGCTACTTCTATTGATGAATTAGCTGATGTTTTAGCCACACTAATTGCAGACCTTAAAACCTATGGACTCCTACAATAAAGGTGATTTTTTAGATAAGTGCTAATAATTATGTTGTTAGTCTGAAAATCACGACTACATATTGTACAAGGAGACTATGAATATTGATAAAGATTCTGTAGACATTAATGATTTGGCAAACGACATTATAGATGCTGAAGTTGAAGATGTATCGGTTATCGAGACTATTCAGGTAAAAAAAGAAAACAATATTTCAGCTAAGAATGTTGACACCAGCATTGTTGGTAAAACTCGAAAATTGTCGGAAATAACCGAGCATGATAAGCCGATTATTCCGCTGCCACCTGATGATTTTACAGACTTAATTTATATCACTAAATTTGAAGCACGATGTGTGCTGTGTCGCTCGCCTTGGAGAGAAAGGGCTGAACATTGGTATTTAGCAAATGGGCGTAAGCCTAACTCTGTGGTAAATTTCTTTAAAAAATACTTCAACGCAAGTGTTTCGTGGGAATGTGTAGACACGCATATGAACTCTCATTGCACTTTGAAAACATTGGGCAAAGACGGTTTAGCAGATTTAGAACAACAAGAATCGGAGTTGGCAAGATGGAGATATCGAGAGTTAGATTTAGCCATTCTTGGTACTTTGGATGAAATTAACAGGCTGCGCGGTATGTCAAGTATGGATAAACCAGACTTTGTATTACGAAGAGCCAACCAGTTAAGCTCATTATATACTCGCTTAGTAGATTACAAGCGCCAAAGAGATGAGGCAAGCGTGAATATGAAAGTTGACGTATTTGCTGTTCTTATGGAGGTTTATCACAAGTTGCCAGACCCCCAATCTAAAAAGGTTATGTTTGATGCTGTGCAAGAACTTCGAGAACAATATTTGTAGTTTGAACACAAATGAGAAAGACAAAAAATACATCTGAAGTTAAAGCTTCGTCTGAAACCAAGGAGCAATTTATACGCTCTTTGGCTGCATTTCAACAAACCATCTTAGATTTAGAACATCAAGAAAATGCCGAGGCACAATCTGAAAAAAACCAAGAGGAAATCGACTTAGATATTCCAGTGGTTTTTAGGCGCTCCGAGGTTCCCCCGCCACCTGCGCCAGAAAAAAACAAATACAACCCCGATGGCATGGTTGATGTTGTTGTGTTTTGTGAACACCCATACTTTTTAAATTTAAGGCTTACACCTTGGCAGAAACTAATCTTAAAGGTTTTTTATGCAGGAAGCCCCGGAAATACACATCTCAAAATTGAAGACAACAAAACCGAAGATTGTACGGGATGTGTTTGGAACTATAATAGGAAATTTGAAAATAGATATTACCAATCAATACTAAAACAAGAAGAGGGTGGCAGAAATAATTTGATGCCACCAGAAAACTCACCTTGTTTGAAATGCACTCGTTTTGACCAAAAAATACGGGATGCGCGTTTTGAAAAATTGCTAGAAGAGTCTATTCGTGAAGACCAGAATATTGAAATTTTGGAACTAAAAGCAAGAGAACTTGTGGATATGTTCCAGACAGAAATGGATTTATTGAGTGATGAACAAATAGATTATAAGGTAAGAAAACAAATTCTGGATAAGTTTGGCAAAAAGTTTCAAGAATTAATTTTGGTTCTTGGGCGGCGGTCTGGTAAATCTTTCTTGACATCAGTTATCACATTATATGAGGTATATCGCTTCTTAATGATGGGACATCCGCAATCTCGATACCCCATCATGGAATTTGACATCATCACCATTCTCAACGTTGCCGTTTCTGAAGGACAGGCAAAGATGGCTATTTTTGATAAGATTCGACAGCTTGCTGAATCTAGCCCATACTTTATTCAAAGCATTGGTAAATCAACACAGCTAGAGATGTTCTTTCTTACTGACCATGATAAAGCTGAAAACAAACGCAGATTAGAACGTGGACAAGAGCCAATGGTAGGCACAATACAGTTGAAATCTGGACACTCTAGTGCCTCTGGATTGGTTGGAGGTACTATGGCTGTTATTATCATTGACGAAATGGCTGAAATGGCACCAGCGTCAGCAGAGGGAGGTACTGATGACGAGCTTTACGATAAGCTAAAACCTGCCATTTCTACCTTTGGACGAGACGGAAAGATGATATGTATTAGTAACCCACTCGGACCTTATGGTAAGTTTTATAAGCTTTATCAAGATAGTTTTGACGATAATCTTACGCTTTTGGCTCAGCTACCAACCTGGTTGTCTAATCCGTACATTGAACAGGCATACTTAGAGCAGCAAAAAAGAAAAGACCAGGGCAATTATCACGTATTTTACGGGGCAAAATTTGGTGCTTCTGGAGGCGAGGTTTGGTTGAGCCCCGAATTTGTCAATCGAGCGTTTGAATTTCCGGGGCACACAAGGCGAACAGAAGACGGGCAACCACTAACGCGCTATTATGCACATCTTGACCCCGCTGAATCTTCTGACTATTATACATTGGTGGTATGTCACGCAGAGCCTGTGGAGCACTTACTTGGACCCGATGGAAAAGCACTTCCTCGTATTATTATTGACCATATGCATGTCTGGGCACCGCGTGCAAACAACCAGCCCATCAACTCAGAAGAGGTGGACAGATATATTTTGTCTCTTGCTACTCGATTTAAATTCGCGCAAATAAGCTATGACCGTTGGAACAGTCAAGGCTCTATTACAAAATTGTTAAATCATGGATTAAATGCTGTAAAAAAGACTTTTGATTTGAAGTATCAATCATCAATTTATGGAGAACTTTATGAACTCTTTTTAGATGGAAGAATTGTGTTTTATAATCAGGACACAATATATACTGATGAAAATGGCATTTCAAAAGAACTTGGTGAAGTTACTGAATGTAAAAAACAGTTCATTAACTTGCAAAGAACTTTTAATGGCAAGACTTACAAAATACAAGCATTGCCTGGTTTTCATGATGATTTTCCAGACGCAGTAGCAGCGGCAGCGTATGAGGCGCTTAAAGACAAGGTGTTTGCACAACTTCCGCGTATTAGAACTCAACGTTTTAGAAGATAAACTAAAGGATTTTTAGAAGTTAATCTTCAAAATACTATCAATGGGGCAATTTTATGAATTGTAATGCTTGTTCTGAGAAGGGTGTGTCCGTAGTTATGATGAATAACTGCGACAAACTTGTTTGCCCCAGGTGCTTTGCTTCTGAAAAGAAAGAAAACATTAAAACAGCGCAATTTGGCGGCACGACTGGCGGACAGCCTAGCTCTTGGGCACCCGGAGCCTCGCCGTTCGCCAGTGGCGCTGGGAGTGCTAAAAATCGAGGCATAAACGACTTTTCTGCCGATATACCAATGGATGGAGTGATTTCTCGAACACACAATCCTGCGCCCATTGATGAGCATAGAAATTTCGAAAAACGACTAGAAGTTTATCACAAACATCAAAACGAAGATGATATGATTCCATACTGGTTAACGCCAGAGCAACGAGAAAAGCTGCGAATCAAAAAAGAGTTGCGGCGAAGACACAAGAACAACCAAATGTCTCAAGAACAGGTTGACAAAAACAGCGTGCCATATATTAAAAAGCATTTTGCCCCATCACCCGAACATCTTGCTACATTAGAACAGCAACTGATTGGCTTGCACAAATACAAGCCAGACACAAAAATGAAATGGGAAGATGAACTACCTCCTGTTATTCAACCTGAGCGCATTCACACATCGCAAGTTGTAAATCATGGACGAACCTCTCCTTTTATGAATTTACGAGACGATGAAGAAGAAAATGCATCGCCAAATTTTGATAATTTAAGAATGGAATACCCGATTGGCACGCAGGGTATTAAAACCTTAACCAAGGGGTTTGAACTAGACCAATATTTGGATGAAGCATTTCGTGCCAACTGGGGAGGCGCGGAAGGTCCACGTGAAAAAACATTGCTTGATTATCCTGCGGCTGACCAAATCGGCCCACATGCTGTGGGACACGAAAGCGATAACGAGCAATCCTCCCCAATTTCAGATGCAGACTTAAATGAATTTATGAGTACCGAGGGAAGACTGGAGCAAGTGAAAAAGAACAAGCCGCAAAACTCTCCAAAAGACCCATATAGCTATTGGAGTGCATATGAAAAAGCAAAAGGAACTCAAACCCCAGGCGAACCCCTCGGTGTAACAGACACATATCACGGCGGCTCTTTTAACCCTAGTCCGATTCCTCGTTATTAAAGCATTTTGTGCAATCGGTTTTGCTTGCTGTTTTTAGCTTGCAGCACCACATTATTTTGTGGCAATATGCCCAAAGCATAGATTTGAGGAATCAAAGCAATTGTCAACTGCTTGTGAACCTTTTTGTATTGCTTGTACATGTCTTCAATGGTTTTATTTGGTGAGTTTGCTCCGCATAAAGCTTTGCGCCATTGATACCATCCGGCGTCCGGGCGATGTAGTTGATATTGCGGGCTGGCACCATCCTTGTATTGCTCCAAGACAGCAACTAGTGTGTTGCAATAGTCTATCAAATCTTGTGCCTCTTGACCAAACGAGTGTGATTGCATCCATTGCTGAGTAAACGAGGGGCTTCTCCATGAAAAGTGATTAACGATATTGTGTGACTTGCCATCATACATAACATCTAGCCCAGCCGAATGATTAAAATTGCCAAACAACAGCCAAATTATAATATCATTTTTAAATTTTTCATATTCTAGGTGTTGTATGTTTGGCTCGCAGAATTGGTCTTTGTCATTAAGCCAAGTGCCCTTAATAATCGCACGCGAGGCTACGGCAACAAGGGATTGTTCAAAGTTGTCTTCTGTGATACCCCAACCACTTCCGTTGGCATAAGGCGCTGACAAGATATACGCCTGCTTACTATGCATCACATCATTGGCTGCATATACAGCAAACCCAAGAGCGTTTTCGGGAAGTTTTGTAAGGTTGATGGTTTTATCTGGCGTAGCAACAGTTATAGCACTTGTAAATGGCACAGATTCCACAATATTTTTAGGTCTCCTCACCCATTTGTTCATCGGTTTTTCAGCCGATTTAAATTCCTTAATGCCCACAACATTACGAGATTCAAATATGTCAACAACAACTGGTTTTGCCTCACCAAAGTTATTCCAAATACTAAAAAGCACAGGCCATTCCCCTGTTGTTCCTTCGAACTCACTGCAATGAAAACAAAAACCTGAAACAAAGTTAAACACTTTACACCACTCTTTGTAGAAGGCTTGATAACTTGGATTCATAATAAACGAAGCCTGGGTATACATACATATCGAAACATTGATATCATATTTTTGAATCAACTTCGTAATTTTCCACAAAAACTGGGTGGTTAAATTAGACGCAGCTTTGTTCATTTGCGCATTTTTCATATGCTCGCCAACCAATGTGTCCGACACACCACTTTTGTGCTCATCTCTCATTGTTGGACTTGCAGAATATGGTGGATTTAACATAAAAATCCAGTTTTTATGTTTTGACAAGAATTCATATGTGTTATCTGTATTCAAAAAATCGTGTTGAAAAACTACCGCTCCTGCATACGAGGTATCAATCACAATGTCTATATCTTCTTGGTTTAGTGTACTAAGATAAAGTCGTTCATACATAGATTCGGGACAATCTCTCGTGAGATTTCCTGTTCCACAGCACATATCCCACCAAGCATAGTCTTTATAAGGGTTATCTCTAACATTGTTGGCAATATATTGATGACCAAGAGATGCATAAAATTCTGGGGTGAAAAATTCCCCATCCGTTCTTCGTGACCACAAATCAATTACGCGGTCTTTTTTGGCAGCAATGAGCCCAATATTTGTGGGTCTTTCATGCTTTGTCCAAAAATTTAAATAATCAGTTTTTAGAATGCTTATTGAAGTATTTGGTAAATCAATAATAGCATGGGAATCATGCAACACCCCTTTGTTTTGCAAATCTTCAAAAAATGCTTGTGCGCAGGTTTGTGTATTGATGTGACCTGGTATCATTCTGCGCCAATGAAGAAAGACAGTATCAAAATTAGATGCTGTTATTTCTGTTTTTCGTGCCTGTTCTTCTGCGGTAAAGTCATTCAAAACTTTTAGCATACCGTGGCACCCAAATGTATTATGAATGGGCATGGCGAATATGTTATACAAATAGGGAATGAACAACGACTGTCAGAATAACCCAATATGTCTTATGTTTGGCACAAAATCGCCCAAGTAGCAGATGACTTAGATGCAATCGGTTTATACCGAGAGGCTGATGCTTTATCTTCTGTGCTTAAATCCAGAGTTGCGCAATACTATGTTCAACCGGGGCAAGTCCCTTTGGAAGACCGCATGATTCCTGGTGATATTGTTTTTCCAGAAGCAGAAGAGTCTGAAGAATTGCGACTGAAAAACATGGGTCGCCATCGCGTGCCTGATTATTCCTCTTTACCTGGCGGAGATGAACCTAAAAGTGAAAAAGGTAAGAATATATTCAACATGGATGGGACTGATAACATTGATGGTTTTGCGCATGTTGACGAATTTCCGTCGCCAAGTATGGATGGAAGCACCAAAGATTATGAATGGGACAACTATCGAAATGATAGCGAGCCGAAATATTTGAAGTTAATGCCAAGGGGTTAAACCAAGGTATTTGTATAATAAACATAGAAGTTTTGTTTGGAGACTAATTAAAATGCCACAGCCTATCATACCTATTCATCAAATTAACAATTTGGATTCGCTTTTTGTGCGCGATAATGAGCCGTCTGGCGATTTGCTGTCTACACTTAGTGCCGCACAGCAACAATTTTTGGGGCTAACACCAGAAGTTAAAAAGGTGGAAGCAAAGGTTGCTGACAGATTGTTAAACAATCTTGAGTTGGTTTCTAACTCAGAAGAAGAGGTTATCACCGCAGCATATACCGTGGCTACCAACAACGGTGGACAGAAATACTACAAAGTGCCCACCCAGATTTCGGATGGAGAATTGATTGCTTTAAAAACCGAAGGTTTAGTTGTGGGGAGTGGGCGACTGGTTACTATAACCGAGCGTGGCAAAACAGCATTGAGAGATAAATGGCTGGTAGCTGAAAATAACTTTAAGAAGAACAGAGCCAAGGATGGCTTCGACCATCCTATGCGCAGAGCTTCAAATAATGGAAAATTTGTTAAAACATCTGAGCGGGTTCGTAAAGTTATTCAGCCGGAGGAGTGATATATGAGTGGAATGCTTAACCACTCGTTGTCTGCACATGCCAATGAGTTAGCAAAAATCATGCACGAAATTTCGCATTGGAGCAAAACCCATCCCAATGCAAAGAAGTATAGTCGCGCACTCATTAAGCTCCCTCCTGTATTTTTGACAAGCAGTAACAAGCATGGCAACGGACTAAACAATCTAGTAGCCATCATAAAAACAATTTGTGCATACGAAGAAGGACTAGATAACGGAGAATATCCTAGACTGGTTGATTTACCTGCGATATATAATGGCTATGGCGGGTTGCCAGCATTAACAGAAAAAGATTACCGCAAGGTACATAATTGGGTTCAACAAGTTGTGTTTGGCATTCGCGTCGCTTGTACTCGCACACAAAACGCGCAGCCGCTCTTTAATGATTGGAATTCACTTCCTGTCCCTGAAAGGGTTTTTCGCAGGCTGTATGCGTATAACCCGAAACGCCCGTTTATCACGTGTTCAATGGATAATAAAAACAACTATAAGCCGCTCAAATATGCTGATGATGCAGTGAAAAGAAAATGGATTGAACAAGAATATGTACAAAAGAAAAACAAAAAAATGCATGCATCTTATGGCGCAAAACCTACATATCAAGAGTGGCGAGATTATGGTTTAAGTGGACAGGTTGGGCGTCAAGTTAAAAATCAAATTCAAAAACAGATAGGCGAATTGCTTATTTTAGCCGAAGAATATGATAAGGCTGGCGAATATGAAAAGGCCGAATCTATTACTAGCAAAATTCATAAAATGAATCAAGATTTGGCAACATTAAATAGTCAGGAGCAAAGCTAATGAAATTTGTACGATTAAGTGAATTTAATCCCCAGAGAACGCCTGAAACAATTGAGGCTATTAATTTTTATCAGTCAACTTATGAACTGATGACGGAGCGCCGTGAAGCGTTTCTTAAAAATGGGCGAACAGTTACTGCGTCTATCAAGTTTTTAGACATTAAAATTGCCCAATTAATGAAAGAAGCAGCCGATTCACAGCGCACCAAAATGCTGGAAGAAGATTTCACATATGAGTTGGGTCAAATTCGAAAGAAATTCGCTGGTAATCCTGAAGAAATGGTAAACGCCATTAAGAGTTGGATAGATAAAAAGGGTGTAAAAGATTTCTTGCTGACACACATTTATAATGATGTGATGCCAAGTACAATGAAAAAGTTAACCTCTGGTTTTGAGGGCATGCCACCATTAACTGCTGATGACGCCGAGGAAGCGGTTAACGATGCGTTAACAACATTTTTTGATTTAGACAATCCAAAATCACTCGTTCAATCATTGCTGGATTTTGATGCATCAAAGGGTAGTTTGATGACATGGATTAATGGCGGTTTTGTTAAGTCTGCTCGCCAAAACGCCAATCATCGTTTAAAACAGCGAAAGAAAGAGACTAGTATTAACGACACTGTTGGAGATGATAACACAGAAATCGCTGACTTGATTCCAAACACGTCGTCTGATAGTTATGATTTAGGTGGATATTTAGATAAAGCAAATGCATATTACATGCCTTATCAAAAAATGCTTAACAACCTGCAAACTAGTGTTGTCGCTTCTGATATTATCGCCAAAGGGCTTCAATATGCACAAAACACATCAGAAAAAGACAGCCCTGATAACATCGTTTCAGCTAACGATAATGACTTGATTAAGAAGGAAAAAAGAGCGAGGCTAGATGAAAAAATTCAAAAAGCCATTTCTGCATGGTCAGCATTTGTGCGCAAAGAAGTAGATAAAATAGAAGATAAAAATGCACAAAAAGATATGCGAATGGTTGTGACGCGAATGTTTGATGAAATGGTTGAAAACATGAGAAGGTCAATGCCTGATTCTATGCGTAACTTTTTCAAAGAACAAAACTCTAGTGTCGGGTCTAATAAAAGCAAGTTTCAAACCCAATATACGCGCATTACAAATGATGATAATGGATTCAAAGGTTATGTTGATGAACTCATAGGTTTGGGAAAAACGCTAGACGAGGTTGGCGAACAACTTGCCGAAGTGTCTTCATCTAAAAGCAAAGCAGCTAGAATGTTGTCGCAGCCCGGTTTGAGTCCAGAGGCTATAGCAAATTTCTCAGAAAAGCTTAGAATGTACACTGAGCGCGAAAAAGAGTTAAAAGAAAATCACAATGTTGGTGCTAAAAAATTCCAAGATATTGCATCCAATATACAAAATATTGATTACAAATACAACTCCGAAGGCGGCACCTTATTGCCAGAAGATATGCCGCAAGCAAATGTTGATGAAGTGACTGTTGAGCCAAGTATGCCGTCAGATGCTCCCGCTGTAGAAACTGTTAAAAAACTAAGAACTAAGCCTGTGGGCAAGCGGCAACTGCTTAGTCCTGAAGATAGAGCTATATTGGTTCAACAAATGGAAGAGACGCGAAATAAAGTATTGCCAGCGTTTTACAGAACATTGGGCTTTCCTGAAAAGGGAAAGGTTTCAAATCCTGGATTGTTTAAGAGTCTAGCTCTTACAAAAAATATTCAGAGTCCAGAAGATTACGAAGCTTTAAAAAGCGGCAATCTGGAAAATGCATCGGCGCAAGCGAAAATTACAGACATTATCGTAAAAGGTTTGCTGTACACGCGAGATATGGCAGCTTTAGACAATGCATATAGCTCTGAAATTGAAGAAAATATCGGCGGTCGAATGGAAATGGTTGGCGGTGGCTCAAAACCATCACGCGATATTCAAAGATTTTGGGATTTTGTTCACCAAGAACTAGAAAAATACAACGACCCTGAGTTATATCAACAAGGTGTTGCAACTTTGATGACTCTGATTAAAGATATCAGCGCAAGCAAAGCGTCTGGTGGCGCAGCCCAGTTTAGAGAACTGTATGATAAAACCGACTTCTTTGCCAGAGCCGCTGCTTATGAAGAGGCGAGAGAGAGAATGTTTGGAAACAAAGACTGGGACGAGCTTTCCGATGATGAACGCAAAGCTATTGCTCAAGATGTGTTTAGCTCACAATATGGTGTAGCAAGTCGCTCGCTTCATGTTGCAAAACCTAACAAAGTGGAGCCTAGATATCCTTTGCATCCTGATGTAACTGGTGAAAAATATATTGACCTCATGATGAAAGAGCTTTGGAGACTTGGACACGGCAAGGCTCGCTCTAGAGGAAGGGCAGACTTGTTCCCAGAGGAACAATATGCACAATATCGTGACCCAAGTATAAAAAATCGCAACTGGTTTGAAATTATGTCTGACCCAAATGCTTTCAGAAATAGAGATAAAATTAAGTCTCCATCTGACATGAGTGGACAGGTTGGTTTCGAAGGCGGTCAAGATGCTGACGACGAAACTATCGCAAAAATCATGATTGACACTATTGTGAGAATTGCAGAGTCATTGGATAAACTCGGTGAATATCGTAAGGCCGACACAATAGTAAGAGAGTTGAAAACTGTTTATGGACAAGTTTAAGATTCGCTTTATAGCAAGTAACAATACTGACAGGTCTAGGGGTTTAATGTTTGCTAAACCCCTAGATGAAGACGAGGTAGCTCTGTTTGTTTTTCCACATAGCGATAGATTCGGCTTTTGGAACAAGAATGTATCATTTAAATTAAGTCTGGCTTTTTTGGATGAAAACCAGCGTGTTGTTGATATAAAAGAACTTGACGCCCACTCTGAGCAAACCGTATACCCGGATGCTGCTGCACGCTATGTTGTAGAAGCGCAAAACGGTGTGTTTGACAAGCTTAACATTAAACCGGGAGACTATTTAGTGCATGATGCAGACAATAGTCAAATAAAAATTGTAAAATTTGGTTGATTTTTTGAAAAAGCAAGGAAATCACCCAAAGGTTTTCAAAAAAACAAATATGCGTTGCATTACTGCAATGTGATTTGGAGGAATACAATAATGGCAGAACGAATTTTCCCGACACAGCCACAGAGCAATCTGGGTAGTGCTCTTGAATTTAACGGTATTAATATTGATACCGTCTTGACCAAATTGGCCGAAACTGAAGAAGAAAACAAAAAGAGTGTATTGACGCCTGAAATGCGCGAGCAGATTGCTCAGTTGCAGTTAGCAGCAAGCACTATTGATGATGACGAAGAGGTTTTGGCTGAAACAAAGGAAGCTAAAAAAGCAATCCCAGAGGCTTTTAAGGAGCATATGTTCAAGCCCAAGGGCGCTGAAGAAGAAGAAAAAGAAGATGAAGAAGATGAAGAGGTAAAAGAGGTTGAAGGCAAATCTTCCAAGGAAGCTCGCCGCCGCCGAGTTCGCTTTACTTCTGCCTCTCAACTCTCAGCAGAAGCGCTTCAGGCAGCTAAAGATAGTGGAGACGAAGAGCTTCATGCAGCTATCTTGGCAGCACGCAGTGATGTTCGAAAGCGAGAGGCTGCACGCCTTCTCTCTTTGAGCGAACAAGCGTTAAAGAAAGAGGCTTCTACGGTAAAGGCTCGCAACAACTATCGCATGACAGTTGTAGAGAGTGCAGAAAACACACAAAAGGCAGTAACCGCTTCCACCAATTCGGCTAAGAACAGCGAAACTGGGTTTAAGACTGTTAAGTCTATGACCGAGGATGAGAAGGACTATTTCCGCAAGGTTGCTTTGAGCAAGGGCTTCCCAGCAGAATATGTAAACAGCATGTTCGCTGTTGCTGAGGCCGATAATGCACAAAAGCTTGATGCCGAAAATGCTATCCGCGAACTTATGGCTTCTGCTGCGTTCAGCGTAGAGGCTAAGAAGAGTGCCGTTTCCAGCTTAATCAAGACTGCTGTATTGGACAACGAGAATATTGCTCGTTTGAAGAAATACTGGAAGGAAGATTTGGGCTACGGTGACGAAGAGTGGGTTGACGACCTGTTCACGACCAAATACAACTAAACTAATACTTGTATTCTTCCCATCCCCCTGTGACATCACAGGGGGATGTACCAAAAGGAAACAAAAAAATGAAAGAAGGCATTCGTAGAGAAGAAACACGAGAATTAGATTCTTTAATTGACAGATTAGAGCGCAGCCTAAGTGCTGTCTCATCTGACAGACAGCGAAAGATACAGAATCCCAAAAATGTTGCTGGCAATAATGTGAGTCATTTGCCGACAATGACTTCTAGCAGCATAGTTGATTCAATCTTTTGGAAAAAAGATAGCGGGAGCTAAAAATGAGCAATAGTAAATTTAGAAGAGTAAGCGAAACCAACAATACACCGGAGTTTATCACGGATGCATTTGTTGGTGGTCAAGATGACCCTTATAAGGCTTTACGCCAAAGCCAGCAAGAGCGTCAAATGAAAATTGCGTCTCAAACAATGGGCGCACGACGTGTTGCACAAAATTCTGTGCAAGAATGGGAGCACACAGAGTCTCAGGCTGAATATGTGCGTCCTAGCATGATGAGAGAGTTAGATGAAGAACTGACTCGATTCAGTGCCGCTGACTTAAACCCCAACTCAATTCGAAGATATGATACGGGTTATGACGACGGCTTGAGTGCTCGCACAACCAACCAGTTGTTTGTTACTGAGCAAGATGCCTTAAACCTGATTCGTTCTGGTGCATCAATGTGGAATCCTGTTTTTGACGAAGCTGAACATGTTTTGCGACAAGCTATGAATGAGCATGACGAAATGTTTGAAAGCGCAGAACGACGACATTTTGCACGCAAAGAAAAGCACAATAAATGGGAAAAGAAGGCTTCCCGCAGAGCTTTAATGGGACGCGAAAATGTATTGGCTCCGTCAGGGGCCATTGTTCGTAACTCTTTTGGTAGCGAATCTATTACCGAAACATCATTTGGCATTCCAAATTATGACGAAGTTTTGTCTCAAGAAGCTGCACGACTGCAAAGAATCCAGGCTGCGAAAGAATCGCGCTTAGAGTTACAACGCAAGGGTTACAGTCCAGAAGAAAGGCATGAAACATGGGAAGAGCACGCCACTCGCGCTGTGAGAGCCAACCGATTCCAAGACGCCAAAGTTGCTTGGGTGGATAAATATGTTCAGCGCTATGAAGATGATTTAGCAAATAGCCCAGACTTAGCTGAAGATTTGCGCAGAAGATAAGGTGAGAGTAAATGGCATATAACTTTGTGAAATCTCAAGTTATGCCAGCCCAGCCAACACCTATTGATGCTTCTAATCCCGCAAGCGGCATCAATAACATTCCAATGCAGGGTGGTATAGACGCGGCAGGTGCAATCGGCAATGCACCCGCCGCGCCTTCTGGCGTCAAACCCGAAGAGGCTATTCAAACCTTATCACTTGTTGCAGGCTCGGGCAAAGATGCCATTAAACATAAGCAAGCTGTTGAAGACTTGTTTAATCGCTTATCAAATGAAACTGTGAGAGATAAAGTTGGCAAACTGTTACAAGCTCTTGAAAAAAACAACGACATTCGGACTCAAACCAAAGACCCACAAACTGGTTTAAAAGACCCCACAGCATCACAAATTGCTAATCAAATCATTACGGAGATAAAAGAAATGCAAAAACAATCCAAAGAAGCATCTGCTGCGAAATTCAATCTTCGTGCAGCAGAAGAGGCAAAGAAAAAGAAGAAGCGCGACTCGCGTGGAAATCCGTTTAAGGTTTTGATGGGTAAAATTGGTAAGTTGATGGACCACGGTATTTCAAAGCGCGATACGATTCGCTTTATTATGAAGGATGGTCACTGGAACGAAGAAACTGTTGAAAAAGCATACAACCTTGTTCGTGATTATAACAAAAAGAAGCACCGAAAAGATAAAAAATTACAAGATATGCAAGATAAAGAAGCGTCGGTGCAGAACAAAGATATCAGAATGAGTTCGCAATTCAATTTACATAGATATGCACAAACTTCTTTAGAGTTAGACGGGCTATATGGCATTCAGCCAGATTGGTCTAAACGCTCTACTGCTGAATTGATTATGCGAGCGGTTTATTTAACAGCTTTGCAAGATTTTGATAATGATTCAAAGCATAACGACGGAAGAAAAGCCGCCAGCAAAAAGGGCGTAACTAATCAGTTGAAAGACATTAAAAAAGCATTAGAGGACCGTGGTTTTGACAAAGACGAGTTGTTTGAACATTTGCAAAGGAGAGCAAAATAATGGACACAAAAAAGACTGTTTTATCTGAAGACAAAACCATCGGTGGTTCTGGTTTACTTGATTTAATTCGAGACACCATTGAAAAAATCACTGAATCACTCAAGGCTTTTGAGGCTACTCCTTCTAAAGAAGAGGACGACTCGGAAGACAAAGTTGAATTTGAAAAAGATGCTCAAGAGGAAGAAAAGGATAAAGACAACAGTGATGATGTCCAAAAAGATACTCTTCCTATGGCTCTTCCTATGTCAACTGGTTTTGAAGTATTAAATGACAGTGATTTTGATGACACAGACCCGCTAATTGAAACATTTAAGAATGACATGGGTGGCTGCGGAGGAATGGTTAAGATTATCAAAATCAAAGGGCCGGAAAGTGTTGAAAAGCTTGCTATGGTTTACAACAAATTACAGACTATGCGCATGGCACATCGAGCACAGGCATTATTTGATGTATTCAATCACATTAATGCTACGGCTAGAAAAGAAGGTGCTACGCATCAAGTTTTAGCGATTCAAAAAATTGACACTTTGCTCAAAGATGCCACGGCAGTTGAGCGAAAGGAACTTTCTAAGGCGCGAGAGGCTGTATTGGCTGGAACCGCGCAACATTTAGATGCTGCTGGACATCGTGTCCGAAACGTATTTGCCACATATGCCCCAGAATCTATGGTTCGAACAGCTTATACAAACTTGGAAACTCAATCTGGCGATTTGGTTGTTTTACCACAGGGTAAGCATCAAGTAGGCTATCCTCTTACATTGGAAACTAGTAAATTTAGAGACCACAGCGTGGATGCCAAGATTGACCCAGATACTGGCGAAGTCACAAATGGTTATTTGGATTTTGAGAATCGCAGAGATAATATGAAGTCTGTTCAATCTCGGTTTGAGATTCATCGCAATCCTATTAATGATGAAAATTTGATGACATTAGCTAAAGGCGAGCGACAAAAGCCATTGACGAAAAATGAAAGAACCTACGAACAGCGATTAGACGAAGACACCAAGAATCGCTATCAAGAAAAAACGTGGGAAAAGAGCCGCGAAGAGGCACTGGATGATGCTAGCGCTGCGCAGCTTGGACATCATGGCGACAAGGCTAATGAAGATAGCATTGCAAGAACATTATCAAAGACAGCCGCAAAATATGATAAAATTGACCCCGATTCAGATGATACATTTGGCGAGCAACTATCCGCTGCTCACGGCAAGACCCCAGATGATAAAACATTAGAGGAATTGCTAGAAGACGAGCGAGTTGGTTTAACTGATGAAGAGTTGGATATGCTTCTAGAAGAGTGGCTGGAATCATCAAGAACCAACGGAGATTAAAATGTGGTATCGAGTAGCCCAAGCTGGTATAGGAGGTGGGGCTTTAAGCCCAATGGAAGCACGCATACAGAAGCTGCTTCACACACCGCAGCTTGGCGACCCACCACCCGATTCTAACCTGATTAACGGCGAGACCACAGTTGATATTCCGCATCCGATTGAGGAAGATACTTCTGATTACCAGCAACGTTTGTGGGATAGTTTGGTAAATAGAGACAGCGAAGTTGGCACTAATCATGTTGTTGATGAAAACGGAAACATTATTGGCAAGGGTCCAGCAACTGACGCTAATGAAGCCCGCAGGCTATCACCATTCCATCAAAACCCAGAAGAAACGCCAATGGAAACACAACTGGAAGCAGTTCGGCATGAAAATATCAACAACAGTTCTATGTCTTCAACCGAAGGGGCGCGAGGCGAAATATCCGTTAGAGGCGAGTTCCCATATGCATCGGGTAAAGGATGGAGTGGTTATCAAGATTTGCCAGCGGATAAAAGCTGGGCTTAGTGTATAACAACTATATCTTTAAGAACGGTGCATAATATATGGCAAATAACAAACAAATTGTGGGTTTAGATGTGGCAATCAGAGAGGCTGCAACCTCTGCCACAGGTCGAAAACAGGCACAAACTCAAGATTCTCCAGAAAACACGACGCTGCCAAGTGTTCGAGTTGGTAGAATTGATGGCACCGTTCAAAAACGAATGGGTCAATATTCTGGAGGTAGCGTTAATACCAGTCTTGCACCACCGTCTTTTTATGCACCCTGGCTTACTGCTTCTTCATGGCAAATACCCAATAACCGCAGAGAAATTTATCTCTGGGCACAATGGTGGGTTGACAACGAACCTAAAGTTGCCGCAGGAATTGAATTCTACACAGACTTTCCGTTAAGTGGTTTCACCCTAGAGTGTTCGAATGCATATGTAAAAGACTATTTTGAGAAACTCAATAAAAAGCTTAAAATAACAACAACCAATCCAAAAATTTCGCAAGAATATCACCTTCGTGGCGACTGTTTCGTTATGTCGTCTATTGACTGTGAATTGTGTGGTGGTATGGGTATCAACGAAGATACCGGGGATGTTTGCGAACATCAGGGCGCTACATGGAAAAGTGTTTCAATTTTAAACCCAGACCATATTGAAGTTCATCCTGCTATGCTCGACCAAGAGCCTGAATACTTTTTCTTACCAGATGACCAAATGAAAAGGGCTGTGTATGAAAAGCAGAACACCAAGCTCTATGAGTCATTGCACCCTAGAATGCGCCAAATGATTATGGAAGGCAAACCCATTCATTTCTCGCCTGAAAGCATTTATCACTTCAAGCGGGGTGGCAATCCTTGGAGTCCATTCGGAACATCTCTTCTTAGGCGGTTGTTCCAAACTCTGGCTTTTAAAGACAAGCTTCGTCAGGCACAATGGTTAGTGGCAGAGCGTCATATTATTCCTATCAAGATTGTTAAAGTGGGAGACAAAGACCGACCCGCCATTGAAGATGATTTGATTCAAGCACAAGATGAGTTGACTGCTCTTGCCAACGACCCGTTGTTGACCATCGTTACACACCACGCTTTTGATTTTGAATATGTAGGCGCTAGCGGCAAGGTTTTGCAGTTAACGAATGAATATGAACAAATTAATCAAGATATTATTGATGGTTTGATGCTCAACAAAGCCATCATTAATGGTGAAGGTCCAAGTTACAGCAATGCTCAAGTTGGCTTGTTGACTATGGCCAAAAGACTGGAACGATTCCGCGAAGAAGTTGCATTCTGGCTAGAGGAAAAAATATACAAACCAGTTGCTATGTGGAATGGTTTTACCACAGAAGGAAAGCGCGGACAAATTGAATATGTATATCCTACAGTTAAATGGGATGATTTGCAATTGCGCGATGATACTGGAAAACTTCAAACAATGCTGGCTGCTAATCAAGCCGGAATTATTTCTAATCAAGCGGTGGTTGAGGGATTAGGATTAGATTGGGACCAAGAAGTTGAAAGAATGCGGTTTGAAAATGGCTCTTCGTTTATTGCATCTCCAGAATTAATGAATGCAGATATGAGTTCTGGCTTTGGCGGCGGCAATGGATATAGAGGTCCGTTACCCAATATGCCTGGAGCACCACCGATGGGTTCGCCTACTGCGCCAATGGGTCCACCCGATATGGGAGGTATGCCTGGTTTAGCTCCTGCTGCTTCAACTGATTGGCAAAACAACTATCGTTTTGCCTCAATCATTAGTGGAGATATTTATGACATGCAGTTAGCTGCATGTAACAATGAGCGGGTGATTAGAACAGCTAGTCGAAAAATTATCAGCCAAGCACACCGTGAATATCTTGAAAGCATTTCCCCGGTTACAGGTAGGGGTTACACTGGTGCTCTTGATATGGAGCCAAACGATATCTATGAAGGATTGGCACCTGGACCTTTGAATGGCGGTCCATTCTGTACTCCTATGAATCGACAAGCTATATACGATATGGCACAACTTGATAAACAAAGTGAAGATTCAAATATTCGATTGGCTGCAAAAAAATCTGACGTAAAACAAACTTATAGATTTACAACTCTGGAGCAAAAGCTCTATAGAATTTTATTGCAAGCCGGATTGCCATTTGCTTGGTATGCACAATATTTGGCTGGTCCTATAACACAGCATTTTGAATATCAATTAGATGCAGCTATTCCTGCGCTACGCCTGGGCTTAGAAGCAGACGGTGAAATCTATCACAGTAATCCTGAAAAAATTGCCAAAGATAGAAAGCGTGATATGTTGTTAGCAACACAGGGCTGGACCATTCTTCGTTTTACAGAAAACGAATTAAACGAACATCCAGAAGAAGTTTTGAAAGTTATCATGCAAACCATTAGACGATTAATGGGCGCGGGTGACCATTTAGGTTCTTCTGTCACATTATAAAGGTCAAGCTGTTTTGAACACAGAAATTATTCAAAACAGCTTCGTTTTTCAACTATTTTTTGAAAAATTACAGGAATGAGCCCTAAGACCATAGAAAAGACTAATAAGTCGTTTTTTCAAAAAACTTGAGGCTGCAACAGGAGAACCAAAAATCATGATGGAAAGAAGAGGGCGTTCAGGCGGTTTTATTACTGTAAGCAGCTTGGTGTCACCAGAAGATAGAAAAAATGCTGGCGCTCAAAGAGTTGCTATGGCTTCGTCTGCTATGAGATTAGCAGCAAAAGAAGGTTTATTAAGCCTTTATGCTGACGCCGAACAAACACTAGCCAAATATAAGGATTTCGACATAGCTAAATCCATGCAAGAGCACAAGGGTAAGTTGCTATGGGTGAGAGCTAGAGCCATTGATGCTAATGTTGCCAACGCTAATGGTGATTATTTCAGCGAAGACGAATTGTTGGCAATGGTTAAAGACCAGCAAGGCAAAGAAATTCCGGCATACAAAACGTTTGAAGGCGTTCCAATCTATACTAATCATAAAAATGACGACATCGAACAAGCCAAAGGAATGGTTGTGTTCGCAGAATGGGATGATAAAGAAAAGTGCGTATATTGTACTTTTATCGTAGATGAAGAGGCTTATCCAGAAATTGCACGCGGCATTCGTGTGGGATATATGCATGATGTTTCGATGGGTTGTCAGGTCGAATCAGGAACTTGTTCAGTTTGTGAAAATAAAGCAACTACGGAAAAAGAATACTGCGAATGTCTTAAAAAATGGAAAGGCAAAAAGCATCCAAAGACTGGTAAGAAAGTCTACGAAAAAAACCACGGCATTAAATTTATCGAACTATCCGTCGTAGGCGATGGTGCTTTCGATAGCTGCATGATTGAAGAAATCTACGATGTAGATGATATCTTAACCAAAGCAGCCACACTAGATAAGCGAGCCGAATCTGTGCGCAATACGATTGTTGTTGCTAGCACGATTACACCCCATGATTTTCTGGTAAGACGCGCATATGAAGACTGTCTTCGAACCGCATATGATACAACTAAAGATACACTTAGAGTTGCTCAAAGCGCTGGAACTTTAGTTGGTGGACAGCTTTTGGCGGTTGATGGACCTGGCAACAATACTACAGTTGCTAATATTTTAAAGTTTCTTGGCATCGAAGGAAATGCTGGATTAAACATTCTCGACATGCTTAATCTTGCACTCAACTTCTTGGAAGTTGCAGTTATGAATTTGTTTGCAAGAAAGGACAACGTAGATTTGTCACATGTTGGCAAAATTACTAAGTCTATGGCAGATTTACAGTCAACCATGCAAGACATGATTGATGACGGTGTGGAAACTGGTGCGCCACCGCCCATGAACCAGGGTAATTTGCAGCAACAGCAGGCTCCACAACCGGGACAAAATGCAGCCCCAGAGGATTATACTCAGGCGGGTGCAGTTGGACGCTCTATGGGTCCACAGGCTGCTCAGCAGGGTGCTCCACAGGGAGCGCCCCAAGGGGCACCTCAGACTCAGAATCAGGCATTCATGGGAATGCCTATGGGATTTGGTGGAGGCATTTTTGCTAACAACAATCTCCCTCGTGTTGTTTGGGCTCATGATAATGAGCAGGAAGTTGGTAGAACTATTACAGCATCTACTAAACAATCTACAAAAACTGAAGCCCACGAGACCACATCTGTTTATAACAACCAAAATATAAACAGACTAGCTGATTCAATCATGAATTTAGCTGAATCATTAGGAATCACGGTTCCTGAGACCAACAAGCCCGAGGTGTTAAAACCACAGGCAAGTGAAAACAAAACAAGCACCAAGACCGGAGGAAAGAAAACAATGGACTTTTTCAAGCAGTTCAAAAATGCTCGCAGCAAGCGAGAAGCCGCCGTCATGGAGCAGGAAGTGAAATTGTCCGACCAATCTGGTCATGAATTGAGACTTTCTGCTGATGGCACAATTAAAGCATATTATCAGGGACATTTGGTTTCTGATTTCGACCCAATTTTAACTGATGAGTATAAGTCAGCCATAGAAGCAGAAGACGGACCCCGTGTTGCTGCCGCTTTGTTGTCTGATTTTCAGCGCTTCACTCGCACAGCGAACTGGAAGCCAGCACATGAGTACGACAAAACCCGAGAGGAAGCACTCGAAGCTGTTCGCACGGGCACAGACGATGATGTAAAGGAAAATCTTTTACAAAACAAGGCTGGGCGCTATAATCGAACTGGCGAAGAGCAGGACATCAAAGAAGTTGAGCTTGATAAGAAAAAGCTACGACCAGGCACCGACGACGATGTAAAGGAAAATCTTCTTGGGGCACCAGCAGGACTTTATGCTCGACAAAATGCTGAAATTGATGTTCGAGAAAACCTTTTGAATGACGCTCGACGCGGACATCCAGAAGATGTTATCGAAATTCAATTGGAGCAAGTACGAGACAACTACGGACCTGGTGATACAGGATTGGTTACAACTGCAACAGTTAATGCCTTGAGCAAGGCTGTTATTGCAGCGCGTGTAACACCGGAAGAGGTTATTGCCGCTACCAAGACTCTTATTGAGCGACCAGATTTTATTGAACTGGTACAACTTGCTCATCTTGGTGACAAGACCCGCCGCGTAGAAGCTAAGCGCAAAGAATTCTGGAAAACCAGTGCTAGCGATTTAGTTGCTGAGGCTGCTGTACTTGACGAATTGGGACAGATTGTAGGCAAAGATATTACTGCTGCGGACATCACTGAGTGCTTGGGTGTTGTTACTTCAGAAGTAAGCAAGGCTATTCAGTCTATTACCAGAATCGTTAAATCTCATGTTGGCGAAGGCGATGTTGAACCGTCTCTGTTGCGCTCAACTGTTTCTCGAACAGACAAATATCGTGCTGCATTGGCAACTTTGACTGAAACAGAATCAGAACAGCCAGTAAAAGACCATCTAAAGACTGCATTGTTTGCATTTGCGAACTCTGCTGATGAACTGGTTATTCATCCACAAGAGGTCGTGGCTGCACTTGAGGCAATTAGTGAAGACACATTGCTCAATGACGTTGAGTGTGCTCGAAGCGCATCTGTGCGCGAATCTCGTTTGACGATTCGGTCCCGACGCGATTTCTGGGGCAAAACACAAGTTGCTGCTAAAGAAAATGTTTACGACAACGTAGTTGGTTGGTTGGCAGATTATGCTGAAGCTGGCAACTATAATAGTCAAAGCATTGTAAGCGCAGTCAAGAAGTTGGTTGCTCAGCCAGTCGCCGCCGAAAAGGTCATTGCCAAAATCATTGCTTCCAATATAAAGTCTGCCGCTATTCAGGTAACTGATGAGCGCATCAGCACCAAGAGATTGGAATGCACAGTTGGTGATGTTGGTTTAGACCCCAAGGACGAAAATTTCGAATCAGCTTTCCGAGATAAGGCTATCGAAATTATGGCAAGCAATGGCTATACTGTAGACCCCACAACGTTCACATTTACGGATTTGAACATCAATGGTGACACAGTAAGTGCATCTGTTACATCAACTATCCGCAAAACCTTCACAGCAGACCAGCCTGCGGCTACGCCAATGGAATCTCCCGTTGTGGAAGAAACACCTACGGTGGTAATGAGCGAATCTATTAAGAACATCCGAGTTGCACAGCGACAGGCTTTGTTAAATAAGTATGCTCAGGCTGCTCCTGGTGGCATGGCTGCTCCAGGCATGGGGGCACCAGGTGCTGGCGGCATGGGCGCTCCTGATTTATCGGGCGCTGCTGGCGACATGGGAATCTCTTCATTCACAACACCAACTGGCGATAATCCTTTGGAAGAGGCTGGCGATGTTGATGATATGTCAGAGCCAGGTGAAGCGGCTCCTTGGGGCACAGTATGTCCACAGTGCGGTAGCAAAGACCTTGACGTTGCAAACGGCGAAGGCAACTGTAACTCTTGTGGCGCTCAAATTGAATTTGAGTTTAACGCTCGCGTTAAGCCAAAGAGTGACACAGACGCGAAGGAAGGCGAAGGCGAAATGCCTGAAATGCCTGCGGCACCTGACTTGGGTGGCGATATGGGACTTGGCGCTGCCACAGCACCTGCTCCAGCCGCTCCCCCAGGCACCCGCTGGTGGCGCAGCCCCAATGATGATGGCGGCTTCATGGAAGACCACTCCTGAAACATTGGTGCGTGTTGCTCAGTTGGGCGACAAACTTGACCGAAAGGCTGAGAAAGCTCTTCCTGTTGGATTTGTATGTCCAAAGTGCGGAAACCGCGACGTTCATAAGGTAAAGGTTGCCTCTGGTAGCCGTTCCTACTGCTACGATTGTGGAACAATTGCACAGTCCGAGATTGAAACTCGCAACGGCGAACTTTATTCTCGAATCTCTTGGATTATCTAAGAAATTAGTTATCCGGCCCCAGAGAAGCATTTCTCTGGGGCTTTTTTAGTTCAAAAATGTCTTTTTCGAAAAATATTCCTTGATTAAGCAGGTAAAGAGAAAAAAAATTCAGAAGAGTTAAATATCATGATTTGAAGTCATGATAAATTCTTAAAAGGGAGCAAGTCAGTAATATGAATACTCAAAATACTAGCGCCCGTCGTGAAGCGATTATGAAGTCTATGAGAAAGGCTGAATTTCGTGACATGCTGAGTGCTACAGATGCTGAAGACATGGAACTGTGCGTTAATGATTTAGTCAAGAACGCAGGTTTAAGTGTCGATGAAGCACGAGTAGTAGCAGCAGCGTACCGCTCCAAGACTCTTCCTCGAATTGCCCAGGAAATGGGATTAAACGAAGAGGATGTTTTGGATTTGGACGGCATTCACGGCGAAGGTACAAAGACTACTGACTTCGCAAAAGCCAAAGAAGATAAAGACAAGAAAGAAGACGACAAGGATGGGTTGTTGCCCAGCGAAGAAACCATTGAGGATGAAATCGCAGAGCACGGACACATTCCTTCTCCCGAAGAAGAGGAACTTGAGGGTGAAACACCTGAAATGCACGCTCCAGAGGTTGAGGAAGCCATCGAAGATGTGGATAACCAATTTAACGACGATTTCAACGAAGACATAAGCGAAGTAAACGAAGGAAATGGCGAAACAGCTTTAATTCAAATTGAAGTTCCCGCAAGCGAAATTGATGCAGTTCAACGATTGTTGGACGAACATTTCGGCAGCGGTTTAGACGCTAACAAAGACGATGCGTTACCAGTGAAGGAAGAAGCCTTCCCTATTGACGACGCAGAACTTGCGGTAGAAGCCCCGGCGACCCCGCTAAATATTACCGAAAAGGTGGAAAATAAAATGGATGCAAAACAATTAGAGGCACGTCGAAAAGAACGCGCTGCTATTTTGGCAGGAATCAATACCACCCGCACGGTGACCGCTGGCGACGATGTAAAGCCCCGAGATATTGGTCTTGGCGAGGATACAGCTGAGGGTGGTAAGCCGTTCCAGTATGCGGGTGACGCACAATACAAGGGAGAGGATTCTCGCCCCACGAACACAAAAACGAATTCCGAAGGCAATAGTCTTCGAGAGGATAATCCTACTTTCAAGAAGCAGCCTATCCCCACTAACAATGCAGACAATTTGCAGTTGAAGAGTGGATATGATGCAGTAAAGAAAGAGGGTTCTCCAGACGGAACTCTTGAATACTCTGTAGATTTTAACAAGTTAGACAAGATTCCTTCGGCTGACCCCGACCGCATTGACGGCTATACTGTACCAACTCAAATGCCAGACAATACAGGACATCGAAAGACTACTGTGGCAGAACGAGTTGTTGAATGTAGCGGATGCAACAATCCAAATATCAGGTCTGTTAACCAGGCTGAGTGCCAGGATTGCCGTACAGTAATTGCTATCTGCGAAGATTGCGAAAACGAAGGCTATTGCCCAGTTTGTGCAGGAAACGTAGTTGCTAAGACTGTTGAATCAAACGTTGAAGTCAATATCGAAGCCAAAGAAAGCGAAGAAGCAAAGGGTACTAATCCTAGCGTCAAGCAGACCAATGGCGATGGCTTTGAGCGAAAACCACACGACGACGACGAATCTCGAAAGGCAGCGGCTTTGTACACTGCTCGATTGAAGACCGCCTATTCTGTAAGCTATAAGCTTGCTCTCGCTGGTGTTATTGAAGCCAACGATGTAGACGCTAATGCTGAGATGTGGCTAAACGACAACTTGAGCCCAGCTACAATGGTTGCTCAGGGCAAGTTAATGCTTAAGTCCGCTTCGTCGGCGGCAGAACGAGTAGCTTCCAGCTATGCTGAGAACCGACCTGTTCGAACCGCGAGCGTCTCTTTAAATCCAGGGCTCAACACTGCTGGCACAGCCAATAGTGCGCCCAACGACCTTAGAGAAGCGCTTCGCAGCATTCTCATGCCGAAATACGAGGATTCTTAATCGGGTTTCGGATTTAAAACTCTTGGAGGAAATATAAAACAATGGCTATTCGACCACTTTTCGAACTTATTCAGTCTAACGGCGAAATGGCAAAAGATGTCACCTGCCACGCTGGTGATGCCTTAGTTAAAAGTCCATATACTGGTTTGTGCATTGTTGCTAATCGTGCTAACGTAGCAACGGCATACAACTCTGGTACTGGTGCTTTCAGCCACAACGCTTACACATTTGTTGGCTTCGCTGCCGACGACCACGCTCACACAGGCGCAACGAT